GGGTCAATGAATTTGGAACACACGTTTCGCGCCATGTCTGCGCGACTTGTGGAGAACAGTTTACCGTTTGCCCCGCTGTACCTACCAATGATGGGTGGGAAAATTGTCTTGGCGAACACTGTGCCAGCTATGACCCGAACCGGGATGTAGATAAGTTTTTTGGCGAAATCAGGAGGGATGACGATGAATAAATGGCACTACAAATCAAAGGCATGGTGTTCCAGTCGTTTTGAATGGCATTGGGTGCCAGATCAAATCAGTGGGATTACATATGCGGGCATAACCCTATTTGGGCACAGTATTATTTACAGCGATTACTGGCATAAGGATAAATGACATGACGGCAGAACGTGAAATGACATTGCATGAGTGGGTTGGAAAACTGCCCGAAATACACCTAGCAAGAAAAGAACTTGTCGCCATGCAGGAGCGCATCGCGGAGCTGGAGAAGGCAGTCAAAGACATGGCTGAGTTGGCGCATATGTCGCATACCTACTGCGAGGATGGTTGGTACTCATGCCCGATGGCTGAAGATGGTTGCGCGGATGAAAGCCGTGGCTCTGAGTGTGATTGTGGCGCTGTTGAGCATAACGCGAAAATAGACGCAATCCGCAGCGCAGCAGGCTATCTAGGAGAAGGGGAATGATACCGAAAGACCCGCTAACTAACCAAACCCTCTCAGTGCCAGAGTCAGAGCGCGTGGTATCTTCAGTACCGGAGGCGTATAGGCTAACACGGCGCAGTGATTATGCGGGATTTAAAATTACGAACTATACACCTACTCGCTTTAGCCTTCTCCTCATACGCCCAAATATCCATGATGGCGATATTACTCACACGCCAGAAATAGACATATTCTGGAATTTCGACACAAAACAGGTTGACGTTAAGTACGATGGGCCAATCAGTGATGCTGTAAAAACGCTAATGGATCAGTTTGCTGAGAGCTTCGGTAAATTTTTAATTGAAAAAATACCAACAGTAATAGAGGAATAAACATGGCATACGAACAGAAAGACAATGAACTGGTACTCTTCAAGAATGACAAAAAGGAGAGTGAAAACCACCCTGATTACAAAGGGAGTGGTATGGTGAATGGAGTAGAGGTATGGTTATCCGCCTGGGTGAATAAATCTTCCAAGGGCGTAACCTATATGTCTCTCAGGACGCAGAATAAGGAAGCGGTACAAAAGGCGGGAATGGCCCAAGCCAAAGAAGCTATCGGCAATCATGCTGGTGAGATAACCTTTAATGATCTGGACTCTATTCCTTTTTTATAGTCTAGCCCAGGGGACAGGTGGCGCGAATAACAGTCCTCAGCACAGCCAGGATCATACTGACATCTGGGTGAGACCAGTGTCACTCCCTTCGTGGTGATGTGTTGACAGAGCAAAGCTCCGAGTCGGTGCGAGGCCGACACTTATTAACGGGGGAATTATGACGGATATCGAGATATGGTGGAGTGCCTTTCTAGCCGCACTTGCTTCGGGTTGTGATCCTTCTGGATCATGGAACAGGGCAAATGCAGCACTAAGGCTCTACCGTGAAAAACGTATTGAACTGGAGAGGGAAGAATGAAAACTATAATCCTAGTCCTGTTGCTTTCAGGATGTACTCTCATGGTTCCGGTATGGAGGGGGGATGTTTCCTCTGACCAATGCACAGACGGAGTACACTCATTTACCCATGAAGGCATTACAAAGGAGTATGTCCTTTACAGAGTCAGCCAGGATAAAATGATGTCGGTCTGCGGGTCATACACAAGGGGTTGTACTCTAGGTAGAAGGGATGTCTACATACTTGAGAATATAGATTGCAAAGCAACTCTGGCACATGAGTTAAACCATGTATTTGGATACGATTGGGTAGACAGGCCAAAAATTCGAGGAGAGAATTAATGCTGGATCAGGTAATTACTTATTATGAGAACATGGAGCGCCTGAAGTCTCAGGGTGTTCCTATTGACTGGGAAAAGGTTGCGGCTGCAATGGCGGTTTCTTTGCGACAAATAAATGAGAGCCAACAAGCCTCTCCTACTTCTTAGATTAAACTTGTAAGTTTAAGAGACCCTATTGTTAAATAGGTGCCATTTGCCATACTGTCTGAAACAGCAACTGTAATTGATGTGTTGACTGGCTGGAAAAATACTGTTTCTGTACTCCCTGCCGTTACGTTAGACTCTAATAGGATGTCGGTTCCACCAGAATTTTCAATAAGAAGCGTAAATGGGCCTGTTGTAGAGGCACCAAAGGATATTTCTATATAATACTGCTGTCCTATATCAAGTCCTGTAAAGGTTTTCGTAATGGTATTTGTAGTTGTTAATCCGGTATGTGTTAAGCGAATACCGTCAACCTCAGTAGACTTTGAGGCCCCTGTTCCAGACACAACCCAATCACCTATATCTGTAGCAGGGGCTGGATCATTGTAAATGTCTGAATCAACATATTTATAAATAGTGAATTCTCCCATGATTGCATAATCGCCTGAATCTGGAGAAAAAGTTGTTGTCACTTTTGTGTTAATGTTATTTTGCGTTGCGAGGAAGTTGTTCGTGTATGTTGTATCGTCTGCTAAGGTAGCTTGGGCATAGGCAAACTCGCTTCCTGTATATCCTATTTGTAGAAAAAAAGGTAGCACGTTAAAATCTGTTGCTTTCGTAATATAGATTACCCTATAAAACTCCCCTATTGTTGCAGCTATATTGAAATTTGCAGCGCCAGCAGCAGAAGAACCAAGTTGAAATTCTATGCCTGTTCCAACACCCGTCTTTGTCATTGCTCCAGAAACAGTCCATGATCCTGTATCGTCAGCAGGATAAAGGTCTTCATAGATATAAGTTCCGATAGGGGGCCAAATCTTTGTAGTTCCACAATAGACGGATTCCAGAGCCGATGAGCCTATATAGACTCCAGCTATGATGGCTTCACCAACGTATATTTTTGCCATCAGACTGTCACAAAGGTAATAGTGTCATTAAGTGTTCCAGGAGCAGGAACGCTAGCCGAAATCACAAACTTCAGATCATCCGTTGTAGAGGTAGGATAGCGTACCGCCAATTCTCCGCCTAGAGATAGTGAGTCTGTAGCAGTCGCTGTGATACCGAGATACTTGGCGGTCAGGGCAGTACCATTCTCAATGACACTGGGAGTTGCTACAGAGGTCGAGAAGGTGGCTGCACCCGCTACTGTCAATGTAGTTGCAAGGACAATGGCAGTAGCTGTGACCTGTATCTTCTGAACACCCGCAATCGCCATCCTAACGTCTTGTGGTGCCGCCCTGTACCATCCGCTACTGGATTCCGATACAAAGGCTAGTCCAGGAAGCGATACTGTGCCGTCTACCAGTGTGAAGGGCTGTAACATCCCCCCCTGTCCAGACCGTGAAAGGCTGTCAGTCATGGCGGTTTGTACGTCCGACATCGTACCGTTGGCCCACGATGCCTCAATGACAGTAGCCGCTACAACAGGGTTCCCTGCTGGTAGCGTATAGTTTCCGTTAGAGTCGCGGGGCATTGGTTATTCTCCTTTAATCTGTTTGCTGGCCGATTACGGCTCTGTTAAGGCTTCTTCCGTATATGTCAGTCCCGCCTTCTCTTAATGCTTTTGCAAGGTCTGTTTGCCATTTTGCTTGGCCTGCTAAATATGTTTGTACACTTGGCTTTGAGGCTAGTTTGGCAACACCATAACCAATAGGAAGCGTAGCGGCATGACCTGTAACCATACCGATGGGCGCACCCAATAAAGCAGTCGCAACAGCCTTGTTTCCTACACTTGGGTTTTCAGCAGTAGCCCCTCTGGATTCACTTTCCACAAAGCGTTTTGCCGCCCTCTCCCGCTGCTTGCTTCTGTTCAACTTATGAGCCGTACTCTGGCTCAACTTTAGTTTAGTCTGCTTCAGGGCGGATTTCTCTGCGGCTGTCGCTACCTTTTCGCCTGTCTTGATAGACTGAGTAACATCACGCAGTCCTGCTTCAGACGCTAAAGCGGGTTGGGATATGTCCTCAAATGGAACCTCCCCTGTGTACCCCTTACCATACTTCTTCGAGGAAGAACGGAGTTGGGCAGAGTCAAAAAACCCCCCCTGCTTCTCATACGCTCTACTGGTTGCATCACGGAAGGACAGCCAGTTTTTGTATACCTCTTTCTGGTTCCCAAATGCCGCCGCTGCATCATCATCCAGTTGAGAGGTAATGACATCATCCAATTCATTAGCGACCAGTCTTTGTCCATAACGATCCAGTCCAGAGGCTTTATTGGCTCCCCTGGCAAATCGGTTGCGAATCTCCATAAGGGTATCGCCATCTATGACTTCAGGGAGCTTTTCAATAGGCCCGATCTTATTCTCTATGGCCCCCTTGAGGGCTGCATCGGCATCCATCGCTTCCTGTAGGGTTCTATGGACACTATCCCCTATCGTGAAAGCAGGCTTATCCTTCACCATCCTGAAAGCGTCTTTATTCCAGAATTGCTCCAGCCGTCCTGCTACTTGTTGGGGGTTGGTCAGATCAGTGCCATCCAGTACCGTAATGTTCTCTACAGGGACGGCTCGTTTCGCGGCCTCTTGCCTCAACCGAACAACATTCCCTGCTACATCCGCCTCTTTAGTCGCTATAGTGTTTACAGTATCGGAAGCAATACCCGCTAGTCTCTGGTCAGTCGCTAAATCAGCCACCCCCTTATCGGCAAGCAACTTATTGGTCAGACGGGATTTCTCTAACAACCTCTGGTCGGTAATCGCCTGAGTGACATCCCGTAGGGAGTTTTTCGTACCCACTTCTTCAGGGATAAGACGCTTTGCCTGTTCAACAGCGGATTCTGTAGGAGTATCCTTTAATGTTCTGGCGAGGGCGTGTTGCAGGTACTTGGATTCCTGTTTTCCGACATTCTCCCCGCCCCATGCTACTCCAATGAAGTCACGGTAGGTCTTTCCGAGCCTTCCCTCTGCATCCGCAAGGTTCAATGGCTTGAATACCTTTGACCCATCAGGAAGAGTTGTCCACAGGGCTTCTTTCACACGGTTATTGCTCAGTGCCTTGCCTAACGCTCCACCAGCACCAGAGATAACCGCTGTACCGACAGCACCTGTCTGTGCGGCATCCAAAGCCCCCTGCTTGATATTCTCTACTTCATCCGCCTCACCCGCACCGTACAAGGCACCCTCAGCACCCCCTCTGGCAATCAATTGTGCAGCTTTTGACGCTCCCGCAGCACCTTTGGTCAACAGCTTGGCCTTGTTCAGCGGTGATCCAAACGCACCCACAATTTCAGTCGCTGTAGCAACCCTTTTATTCTCATCGGCAAACTGCTTCTGGCTCTTTCTCTCATCGTCACGATACATCCGGTAGCGTTCACCAAATGACTGAGAGCCTTCTCCTGTTACCCCTGGCATGGCGTAATCAAGCACAGCCCGTCCTGCCCCGACAACCTCATCACCCCACCCCGACAGGCTACCTTTGGAGACGGTCTGAGCCAGTCCTCTGGCGTAATCCACACCGGAAAGTTCTGGTTTATCCACAGGCTTATCCACAGGCGCAGAGGCTTTTGCTGCCAGTCTCGCTCTGGCAGAGGCGATAGCGATAGCTTTTTGCTGTTCAGGTGTCATTGAAACAGTGCCTGTTCTTCAGGGGTCATAGCATCCCATATTGCTTGGTCTACCCCTGCTGGATTTGATCCACCCTCTACTGATTTCGGGGTATCAGGTGACGCTTCTGGAGCATTTGCAAAGCCCGTTACATCAAGAGTCATATCATACTTACCCATGATCTCGCTGATTGCGTCAAGCCTAGTAGCCTGTTGTTCAGGGGTCAGGCCACCGGAACCCACGTTAAGCCCTAACAATCGCTTCACGTCCTGATCTGACAAAACACCCGTTGTGATGGCTTCTTTGACCTGTGAATCAATGTAAGCATTTTGGGCGCGTTGCTTTCTCTCGTCCTTATCGTACAAGGCATTTTCTATTGGGCCTTTCAGCACTTCCGGCGCAAGGTCTACAGCAATCCCCTTGATCCCACTTGAGGATTTGCCCTGTTTATCCAGTGCATCAATATTCTTGGATGCGGCATCAATCACATTCTGTGATGCGTTCCTGTCAGCGGCTTCCTTTCTCTGTGCGGCAGTAAGCTCCGTCCCCTTGCCCTTGCCCGTATTTTGGGCGCGTAACAGTGCTGCCGCTGCTGTTTCCTTATCGTGGGCAATCTTCTGAAGGAGTTTCTTGTCCTCCCTGATATTGTCCAACTCGGTATCGGCTTCCTTGGCGGCAATCTTCCGTTCTTCCATTGCGGCTTTGGCCTCTGCTGCTGCCAGTTTAGCTGCCGCTGCTTCCTGGGCAAGTTCACCCGCTGCCTGAGCCTGTGCCGCCTTGGTCTTGGACAGGGTTTTAGAGGCTTCCTCTGCCTTCTTGTAAGCCCTTCCAGCACCCCACCCCGAGATACCTTGGGCTAGTGCGGTGAAAGGAGAGGCCCCTGCAACAGCCACGTTACCCGCTTGAATAATGTCGGGGCGGTTCATTGACTGTTTCTGGAGTGCTAGTGCCTGTAGCCTCTGGTTCTCAATATCCGCTTCCTCACCACTGAAGTCCTGTGCCGCTTGACCATAGCGGGGGTCTACCGGAGAGGCGGGGGTAAAGGGTGAAGAGGCATAGGGATTGACAGGCGACATCATAGGAGCCTTTCCCCGAAGTGCTTGAGCCAATAACAGTTGGTCAGGTGTCATATTAACCCCCACCCGCATAAGCTGTAGCTCCAGCCCCTGCAAGATCACCCAATCCACCCCACATAGCCTGATAACTACCCTGATCGAAGTTACCCTGATTCATTGCGGCACCCGCATAATCCGGCCCTGCGGCATATCCAGCTTGGTTGTATCCACCGAATTGCGGCATACCCACTTGCTGTCCACTGGTCATGGCATTGATTTCATTCAGGCTGAAACCTCGTTGTTGCATCTGCTCAATAAACTGCTGTTGACGCAAGGCATTGGCGATTTGGGCTTGTTTGGCCTGTTGGTCGAAGTTCTGGTTATTGGCGGCAAGGCTCTGGTTAAATTTGTTCTGGTTATTGGACATATCCATACCGTAATTCTGCTGGTTAGCCGCAAGGCTCTGACCAAAGACATTCTGGCTGTCCTGAAGTTGTTGTCCCCAATTCAAACTAGACTCCGCCCTTCCCTCTGAGGCGGCAGTCAAACGGGCAGACTGAGCCGCATCGTTATAGCTCTCACTCATAGCCCTCATCTGGTTCTGCCACGCTCTGTCATCAGGATTCAATCCCTGATTACGGAGCTTAACTTCCATAGCCGTTACAGCCCTATCGTACTCAGGTGTGATACGGCGCATCTGAGATTGGTAGGAAGCATCCTCACCCGCTTGGCGGAAATCGTTGGGATCACCTAAACTCCCCCCAGCTGTGGTGTATCTCGCATTTACACTTCCACTAGGAGTTGTTTTAGTGGCTGTAGGAGTGGTTCCATAGGCACTCAGATTGCCCCAATCCATTGGATCGCCATATTCACTCATCAGACGGTCTGCGGCCACTTCACCTACATCTAGCCGCTTTCCCTGGATGGCTTCATTCTGGTCAAACATCGCCTGTTGGTCAGGAGAAAGAGTAATTCTTTGCTCCCACTGATCCGTTGGGTTGCCTTGTGCATCTTTAATCTGCGACCATTCCAGTGAGCCTAACGGGTTGTATTGATTAGCCCTGTTCGCTATGGTTTGTAGACGAATGTTTTCAGCATTACCCTGTGCTGTGGCTTCTGCGGCTCCTTCATAGTCGGGAGAATCCGGCCCCTTAAAAATCTTTGAAATTCCACCCATTACTGCGTTCCCCCTTGTCTCAGGGCATCAGCCAACTGTTGAGTATTATTGACAGGCCCACTGTAAAAGTTTGCCGCTTTCTCTTGGTTAGCAGACATCGCTTTCAAAAAGGCATCGTAGGTAGATAACCCCATGTTTCCCTGTCCACCACTTTGATCTTTTGGCTGATCTTCATAGGGGACATAGGCTTGTGTCCTCTGTGTCGGACCATAGACTCTTTCGGCCTTCTGTGCCTGTGTTGGAAGTTGGGTAGACTCAGGTACATTACTTGTTGGCACAGCCTGTGGTACAGGCTGTGGGGCAGGCTGTGGTACAGGAGCCGTAGGTCTGAACGTTGCCATAAGTTCATTAACTTTGCCTGCATCCTGATTTATCCAGTTGGATGGGTCGGTCAAAGGAGCATATCCTGGAGTTACACTCTGTCCGGCAACCAAGCCACCGACGCCACCCAATTGTGGTTGATTCTTGTTTTTCCCGCCCATTGCCTTCTCCTTCCTGTTTACACTATACGCCTAATTATGCGGCTTTTAACACTTCCTTAACCCACGGATTATCCATCCGCATAATAACATGACTTGTACCATCTTTATCCCACTCAGGAATAACAGAGACTGCCCTGAACCCGATATGGTGATTAAACTTCAGGGCTTTATGGTTACTGGACTCCACCATGCCAAAAATACGCTTCACACCCCTTGTCAGGAAAACATACTCCAGACATTCCGTAAGAAATCCCCTGCGAATGACAGCAGGATTATCAATAGCCAAGTGGACACGGCAACTGTCATTACCATACTCATAAGACACAAAGCCGCTACAGATTTTTCCGTTATTGTCATAAGCAACAATCCCCCAATACGGCTCAACCAACAATCCAACTCTTTGCTCCAGCCACTCCCGTTCCTCTGGTGTTTTCAGGGCGACAAACCTCATAGAAAACCACCCACCGTATAGGATATGTCCCACGCAATGAATGTAAGCCTCACTCCTGAGTTCCCCCTCATAATAACCGCTACTGTCCTGCCTACCCCCGAACCACCACGGACAAAGGATTGTGGAGAGGGGAGGGTACTCCAGAAAGAAACGTCCCAAATTCCCCCATTGGGATCAAGAGGCCCACTTCCCCATAATGTGCCGTTGCCTGGAGGAGTAGACATAGGGGCGGCAATTTCTGAATAAATCGCATAATCGTAAACAGGGGCCACGTTGAGGTTGACTACATCGGTAGATAGTTGAATAGGGCGAATAAGGCTTACTTGTTTGAAGGTTGTAGCATCATTACCTGGAGCCTGAAAACTCGTTAAAACACGGTAATCAATGTTTACCCCATCAGGGTCTTCTGTAGTTACCTCGTCCGTTCCACCGTCATAGACAATCAAACGCCCATCGGACGTACCCATAATGTAGTAATTAAGCCACGATGCCGAACTGAAAATAGGCACTCCCGCCCAAGTCCCCCATGCCTGTGTCATAAGGTTTTGCTGGTACTGAACAGCATTTAATCTATTCCCTGTCGAAAACGGAGCGATAACCTGCATGAATCCATCGGCGGGATAGATTTCCATAGCCCATACATAGGAATCAATGCCATCCTCTACCGCTTGTCTCAAATAACGGTTGATTTTGGCAGAGGGGCCTGTTGACGGGTCAAGTACCATGATCCCCTCAAGTAACTGTCTGACACTGATAATCCCATAGGTAGAGAGAAGGTACATTTCTCCGCCATAACTCTGTCCACAACGTCGAGACAAGGGAAACTGCCCTATGAAGTAGGAACCTCGAAGCCCAAAAGTCGCTTCATTATCAGGATCGGTACCTGCATAGACAAGAACATCACCACCACCACCCACGGCAATCAGGAAATCGTCTACTCCATTACCGCCATCAATCGTCCAGTTATACAGGGAACGCAGACTGCCCCCGTGGGACAATTTAGCGCCGAAGTTGAACAGTGTAGCGGCCCCTGAGATAGCTCCAGGAAGAAGGTAATAGGCGTCCCCTGAGTCTTTCTCTATCATCCACAAACGGGATTTCCAGACCATGCAGAAGGCTATATTGGCGGGGGTTGCTACGGTGATGGAGGGGATAGACCATGTATCAGAAGATTCTGTATACATATGCAGTCCATTCAACTCGTCGGCATAGAACAGGTATCGGTTTCCCGCATCATTGGTCATTTCAGTGTAAACACCAAAACCCGCCCCTGCTCCAGACACTGAAAACACAACATCCTGAATAGGAACCGTTGTACCATCCGGCGTACAGTCCCAAATACCGTCTTCTGTAACTGCCCATAACCGTTTTCCAGAGGCATCATCTGTCTGCCCCTCGAAACCAATCACTGTATTGACAGCACCACCTGTCATGCCAGTAGCCCAATCCCTGTAGCCCTTACGAAGCTGTAGTCCGTATTCAGAGGGGACAAGGTTGATGCAGGAAATACAGTCGGTAGGCTCCATTGCAGTCAGTGAAGATAGAGCGTTTATTCCACCCACACTGGCAGGTACTGTGTACGACTGCGCTGTTGGCGCACTCTGTACATGGCGACCACCTTTTGTCTGAGTGCTTCTATACCTCATACTTACAACCCAAAACCCGTAAAGGGTATATTAGTCCACCCGTTCAAATAGGGGAATCCGCGCCGTCCATTGGCAGATAGGATAGGCGCACCCCTGTTTTGTGAGGTAGCAGAATCAAATGTCATGTCAAAGTCACGACTGGCTACCGCAATATCAAAACCTTTGGCTGACAGGAATTTGACCTTCAGAAACTTCACCATCAGGATAGGCGGGAACATGATAGTGTCACTTGGCCCCGTTGCCCTGTCTGCGGTAGCTCCGCCAGGAGCCGTTACCCAATTCCGACTGATATAGTTGAAACTGATAACAACATCAGGTGGAGGAGGGGCAGGATACAGCACCAACTTGTTCTGGTTCAGTATGAAATTGACGTAGAGAGTCGTTGAACCCCAATCACCACCCACAGCAAAGGCCCATTGTTGGGGAGAAAGTGGCCCACCCACAGGGACTCTGGCTGTTTCATTCCAGCCCGTCTGGTTAATCATGTGGTGGAAATCATCTGGCAGGTCATAAGTGCCAGTATCGCCAATTTGGGTTGTCAGTGAGAAGGTATTCTGGAGCATTTCCCACGAAAACATATCAACCAACTCGCGGCCTGCGGAGTTAAGCAGACCGACAAGTTGTTGAAACGCAGCATCCTGTGAAGAATAGGGATCGCTGACAGGAATTAGCCCGACTTCAATAGCCGTGTCATTGATTATAGTTGAAGCTGTTTCCTGTCGAGCCATTTCATTCTCCTATCAGCCTTTTGCGGCCTCTATTTCAGCCTTGGTGCGGCGGTGACGCTTCTTTTTGGGAGGAGGATTAGGATTGCCCTCTGCGATATGGGCCAATACCTCTTCCACAGGGTCAATTGTTCCACATGGAACACTCTCTTCAGCTATAGTGAAAGCGGTATCTTGCTGTAGCTCTTGAAGCAGAGTATTCCCACTCATAACCAATTCAACTATCTTTTCCTCTGGCGCAACAGGGGCAGATTTCGCTGCAACCATGTCCTGCATCTGCCTCATAAGCTGGTCAATGCGCTTATTAGCCGCTGTCAGGGCTTCAGCCGTTGCCGTTTCCTTGGCTACTTCAAGGAATGTTTTGGCCTTTTCCTTCAAACTGACCAATCCCATCATGTTTCGAGTATTGGAGTCGGCCATATTCGCCAATTGCTCCACGGTCTTGATGTTGAAAAAGGACAACTCGGCAACCTGCCCACGGGTGATTCCAGGCCACTCGGACAAGGGTGTTCCGGTAATAATCTCTGCATCCGAAATCCTATCCTTCCACATTCTCCAGTGACTAGGGAACCGCTGCTTGTCCATTTCCGTAGCAGGACGCACGATGATGGAGTTTTTGTTCCCTGGCTGCATAATCTCAATCCACGGCACATCATCATAAATCGGACGGCCCTCTTCCTCGGTCTTTTGGGGATTCAGGCTGGCATCCATGTAAAAGCGCACGGCAAGGTATTCATCACCATTGCCCTGCCCCCTTCCCAAAGCCATTTGGGTTTCTTCATAACTTGCATCTTGTAACATCCGCTGCTCTCCTTTGGGGTCTTTGCCCCGCTATTGTGGGCTAATGCCCGTTTATCCTACTTGAAACCATGTTGCTACGCCATCCGTTGCATAACGCCTAAAATTTCCTGTTGCAATAACAGTAGATGGGGTAATAGTGTCTCCTCCGGTTACTTTATCCAAGGTAAGATTTGCGCCACTATCATTTCTCAGAATATATTCCTGTCCGACTATTGTCGTTGCAGCATCGGGGAACGTGAACGTGCATGTTCCACTGGTAAATCTTACAATATGGTCAGCAGCAGTTCCGGTATAGTTAGCTGTCTTTCCTACATATTTATAATACTGCCCACCACCCCATTTATTAGGAACACTGTTTGACTGGTATATGCCGTAGTTTCCAGACGGAATGGTAGTTGTGCCTACGAGGATATGAGTATTGTTATCTCCCGCTGTTAGAGGAGAGATAGTAACGCCAGTTTGTGATGTAACAACACCGCCACCTTCTTCCGTAATAGAGTTTGCAAGAAATCCGTGTCTTGCAGATATAGTTGCTCCAGCCTGTGCCTTCCCGTTAGCCGCAAAGTTTGTATAAAGGGCAACAGTTAAAGCTCCAGCAGACCCCACAGTTGCCCTAGCAATAGATCCAGAGTTAAAGTCCGAAACAGTTGCTAAGCTAAGCGTTTGGTCATCTGCCTCAATAACGCCTTCTGTCGCTACACAACATAGACCTGGAGGCGTAACTGCAAAACTGGGGTCGTTTTTATGCAAATTAGCAAGTTTTAATCCGGCTATCTGGCTGAAAGCACCTGGACTAACTTGTGTAATATTTGTTTCGTTCCACAAACTTCTGCCAAGTATAGAACTAACAGCTTGCGCGTAGTTATAAGTGGTCGTACCACTGAATTTGATCGGCGGTATGGTAGGATCGGCTGTAACCGTTGCTGTTGGTGTCACTACGTCCAGATAGGCAATATCTGTAATGGCTTTACCATTAGCATCCATGTTACCGCCAAGAACAGGAGCCAGATACTCTATATATACCTGATCTCTGGTAGCGTATTTTGTCGATATTCCTGCTACTGCGGCATCAGCTACGACCACGCCAAACTGGTTCAGTCCTTTAGGCGGGATATGGATTGCATCTACAATAGGATCAAATATCTCTCCCACACTGGAGACAATTCTCACATATTCATCAGTCTGGTTTGCCAGATACTGCATACCAACCCAATTCTCTATTCCTGTGATAGAGGATTGCACGGGTTCCAACTGGAAGAATTGCGTAATACCTTCTCTTATCCAGCCCTGCGATACCATGTAATCACGCATCGCTTTATGCTGATCTACATAATCCTGCGGCAAGTGGTCAGATAATGAGTCATTACCTCCACCACTCATTACGACAATATCAAAATATCCTGGGGAATTGGGGATAGCATCAAGCGCATCTTGTAGGTATAAATTAAAGGCTGTCATGCCCTCCTGTCCTGAAGCTCCACCATTCTGCCAATAAAGATTCGTTGTCCCACCATGCCATGTAGAAACGACATAAGTATCATTGTTCATGCGTTTTTGTATTCTGTCACCTACAGCAAATGCCGTGCTTCCATTGCTGTTTCGCAATAATCCCCAATAGGGGATAACAGACGTATCATCGTAATCTGTTACTGTTGCGGCATCGGGATCGACATTCCGCCATGTTAAGTCAGTAGCTGGATTCTGATATGGGGTTCCAATGCCATCGGACGCATAGAAAAACACATTGGTGTTCGCTGTCTGCACTGTTGCATCTGATCCACCAATACCTGCCATGTTAGAATCGCCAAAACAAAGAATAGCGACGGGCTTGGCTGTGTCAGATGGATAAAGTTGGGTAAGCCCAGTAGTATTAGTAAGCAGGGTAGTATCTAAAAAGTCCTTACTAATCTTCGTATTTGCCATTAGATAAATCTCTTTCTACTTTAACAATTTATTACGGTATATTTTCAGCAGAAACCACGTTGGGCAGCGCATCTTTGGGTATCATCACAACGCGGCCTATACTTATGTCAGATGTAAGGTTCCCCGCTGAACTTTTGGCAAACGTCAGGGTTAATCCCGACACCCCTGTTGCAGATGCTGGAACGGCTGCAATGGCTGTTCCAATCCAGTATGACTCCCCTATGGGAATGTATGCCCCTGCATCTGCCATCTGCGCAAAACCACCGGCACTTGATGTGTTCATTGAGCCGTGAGTGGTAGCAGTTCCGTTGAATGATAGAACAGCCTGAATGCCCCGCAAATTGGTTGGAGCGGCATTTAATAGCACTTCAACCATTGCCATAACGGGCGTACCTACGGTCACACCAGCAGGAAATTGCCCTGCACCGCGTCCTGCAATAGCAAGAGTTGGACTGGCAGTTGCGGCGGTTGAAACAACATTTTGCCATGTGGCATTGGGCCCGAGATCGGTACGGGCCACCTTACTGCCTACAGAGGTAGCAGCGGCTGTTAACGTCCAGTTGTCGGCTACATCACCTGTGCATCCACCTGATTTTGTTCCCGCTGTACCAATACCCACAGGGTTGATAAATGCCCTTGATGCGTCTGAATTACACGGGCTTGCAAGCCAATACGGTTGCGGTAAGTCTTTTATATTAAGGGCATCTAACAGTATCCTCGCCAGTCTGATCGACATTCTTGGTTGAGGGTGTGTGCCATCATGCGTCCAGGCATCGGTTGTAGTTGTTGCGCCTGTAGTGGTCTGGTAGCGGCCATCTGTTGCTGCCACATCGGTATGTCCACTGAAATCAACGACCGAAATACTCTGCTCACTACTGGCCCAATTTGCCAGAAGTCTGTTGTATTCCAACGATAGGTCGGTTTTGGCAAAAGTAGGGTCATTTCCTGCTTCACAGTTACCATTAGGCGGCAGGGTAAACACGATAAGCCTGGCGTTTAGCGCTTTGCATTTGGTATGGATGGACTGTACATAGGCTAGGGCTTGGGCAGCGGTTCTTCCACCGAGTTGGTATAGCCAGTTACCCGCCGAGTCGCTACCTAAAATAACCACATCAGGGGTATACGCACCAACCTCTGTGTCGAAATTGGCATCAACAGTGCTTATTTGTCTGCCTCCAACACCTGCCATTGAAACTATATCAAGCCTATGACCACACATTGCCAACAGCCACTGAGTCCAATTATGCGGCCCGTAGCCCTGACTTGCTGTATTTGAATAACTTCCTCGGTTGACGATAGATGCACCGCAAATCGCAAGGCGGGGTAGATAGTTGCCAGTGTAAACAAAAGCAGATGGCCCGACCTCTTGTTCCTGATACTCTACAGTGATCTCATCGGTTGTCAGTGGAGGCACTGCAAAGGTAAATGTTCCGCTTGCTGGTATAGTTTCTGTCCAGTCTGAAGCACTTCCTTGAGTCTGTAGCTGACCATTACGGTAGACCTTTAGGGTTCCTGTGGCATAAAGTCCTTGAGAGACAGTGAAGACTGTAAGGACTCCATTGGGTGTCGGAGTAAGGACTCCATAGGTATCGCTAGTTCCACCTGTCTGGTCAATATAGACTGTGTTGTAAACATTACTGCTAGCGTTTATGGTTACAGTATCAGCATCATTACTAAGGGTAATATTGGTTCCTTCAACTAATGTTTTGAAGGTAAGATTAGTAGAAGTCGGCGTTCCTACGAGAGTGGTTCCTGCACCGAGACTGCTGGATGTTTGGATAGCAGTATCAGCCGCATCCAGAGAGGCTTTATTAGCTGTACTCAGGTCAACAGTGTTTCTGACTCCTGCGGTATTGGTGAGGTCAAACTCGGCAGTAAAGTTAAGGGCAGGCGCATCGGCCTGATCTACCGTGTTCTCTTCAATGGTTAAGCCGCTGCTACTGATTGTAACCGTTACATTATCGGCGGTTGGCTCGGTGATTGTAGCCCCAACAAAGTTAATGCTCTGCACCGCTGTTGTAACTGGAGTCCCATTATCTGAGATAGTAACTGGAGTACCGCTTCCTCCGCCAATGGCAGAAGCCAGTGTCTTTCCCAGGGCACCTGAGTTACTGGTATCGCTGAACAGGATATAGTCAGCCGCTGGATCAATCGTCGTTGTTGCTTTCCCTGTGATTGCAGCGGGTTGTAAGGTAAGCGCGGTATCGCCTGTTGCATCACCTGAGTGGTTGGCGTTACTAACCAGTCCAGAGTAAAGGCTGTTTACTGCATTATCGCCCGTATTGGTGCCTGAACTGGCTCCGGTTACTGTACCGCCACCTGTAGCAAAGTCAGCACCAGTAAGTGCCGTATTAAACTCTGCGAGAGTACCAGTAATTCCTACGATGCTTGTTTGATCCCCTGTATTCGTTCCAGAGGTATTCGCTAGACGGTTATAGTCTGTACCTGAAATAGCACCAGTAACACCCGCTGAAGCCGTGGTAATGGAGATTGTCCGAGTCGTACCAGAAGGGGTAGAAACAATAGGCGCGGTTCCTGCAACTACCTGTACAGCACTTGTCGCAAGATCGCCCTCAGCACCTGTGGCAAAAGCACTAGCAGGAAATCTTGCGTTATCCCCACCCGATAACCCGACTATTTCGCCGCCTGCTGGATCAGCGACTGCGGGAAACTGCGAAAACTTCTCGTCTGCCATTATGCGGCCTCGCTCAATACAAAGTCAGAGGCTTCTGTCAAAACCCTGTCCCCTGCTTCTGTCAATATATAATAGGTTACGGCTGAATTGACAGTCAGCGTTACGGTATTTGAGGCGCGGGACTCAACAGCATTAGTCACTACGCACCGATATTGTCCTCCCGTATCCCCCAAAGCCGTGGGGTTGATAGTGAGGGTATTCGTCGTTACCCCTGATATGGGAGGGGTGTTGGTTAATGCCGTCCATACTCCGAGTATATACTGTTCCCACTGGTAAGTGAGTGGTGATCCATCCCCTGATACCGCTGTCAGGGTAAATGAAGCCGATGTTCCCTCTATAACCGATTGATTGGTCGGTTGTACCGTTATTCTGACGCCTAAAAAGGGGTCAAGCCCTCTGCGGCGATACCCCCTGTAGCAGTATAGGGAATACCTGAACTGTAATGATCCACGGCATCGTTGGACATCGCCAATCGTCCGTTGGCATCAAAGGGTGCAGCACCCGCCCCAAATCTAACTGGCGCGTCCTCAGACACAGCCAAACGCCCAACAGCGGTAAAGGGAATCCCCTCATGGTAGTGGTCAATTGCTCCCACAAGGTCAACAGCCAGGACTCCTGCCTCCCACGGAAGTCCCTGATAGAAATATTCAGGGGCAAGTACCCCATCCAGTACCTGAATACTCATAGAACCTCTCTCAAAGAGACATTATCCAACCAGAGTGTTGTCGTAGCAGGGTCAATGTCGCCCACCTGAAACGTCAACACATCACCTGCTGCGTTAGCGGCAACAAAATTCTCGGAATAGAAAAAACTGCCCAAAGCCACGTCAATGGCGATAATGTGGATATAAACAGAGGAGTTTGCCGGAACGATACCCACCATAGGCACTAGAACATTCCCCGATAACCACCCTTCTACCGCATAGTTAAACTGAATTCGGTAGGTTGATCCCATCGTAAGCGCGGAAATATCGGTTGATACACCGTCAGAATCAGCAGTAGGGTCAAGTAACAAGCGTCCTGCATCCCATGAAAGAGCAGGAGTTTGAAAGGCTGTCCAGCCCGTGATATTGGAAGCAAAGTCACCATTCGTAACAAGCTCTGGCCCATAAGACGATTGGGCGCGTGTAGCTACCTGCAACAAAGCCGACATACCTTCTCCTTTTAATGCTGCCCAAAAAAGGAAGGCGACATCGCTGCCGCCCTCCAATCATAGCAGCGGTTTGCTATGGAAACTCAGTATGTGAAGTTACACATAACGATTTTCTCGGATATATCAATCGCCGTAGCGCAGACGTTATCCGTGATAGCAGTACATAGATCAAGCGTGCCGTCAGTAGAGCCTGTCGGGGTCAGCGGATCACCATCAGTACCTGCGGTCAGGGCGATAGCCAGGGTAGCAATACCGTGCACCTGCACCCATCCGCAATAAGTGTCAGTTACAGTAGCCTGCATCACACCCGCGCCAACCTCATCACTGTCTGACAGGTCGCAAGTAACAACCGTACCAAGTGCGTTGGTTCCAGAAACAGTGACAGTCGGGTAATAAGCTACCTTTCCTGCGCCTGCCGCAATACTACCAGCACCCTTCAGATACTTGACGTATTTGTAGATTTTCTGCGGCCCATCGGTGCCGATATTTCCACAAAGCGTACCGAGTTTCCACTTGGGAGTGGCATCGTTCGCTGTCAGGTCAATTCCAATTGCATTTAACATACTCGTTCTCCTAACTCTGTAGTGGGGAGTGTGACCTCCCCGATTTCTTCAGTCCGATTAGCCAACAGCGTCGAAGCGACCCTGCAAACTGGCGTTGGAGCAAGTCAAGTTACCCGCCCATCCCAAAATCTGAACCTCAGCATCCTGGTTGGTCGCATACCGCTTGTTAGGAGCCAGAGGCACCATGTTACGGTTGGCGTGAGGACGGAAGTGGATGTAGTTGGTGTTCAGGAAGAACGCTGTACCTGCGGGGCAATACCCACCGATACCGCCATCCAGACACACATCCGCATCCATAAACTTCAGAGTGGGGAAGCCAAGGTTGCCGACTTCAGGCTGTGCAAAGCGTTGTAGGGCTTGCAAAGAGGCCATATAAGCCGCCCATACAGTGCTATCGCACATAATCAGGTCAGGACGATCTGTTCCACGGGTGCAAGAGGCCCACAGTGCGTTCCAGTAGCCTTGGATTTTGGTAGCATCCAAACCATTGGTCGCAGTTTGGTTACTGATCTGGTTGCGCCAGAAAGTACCAATCGTGGTGGAACGGTCAATACCGCCGTAAGTACCCGTGGTGTTAGCCAGAGGAACCGCAGCGTTCAAGCCGTCGATGATCTTGCCACCTGAACCCGTACCATCCGAGTACAAACCACCGGAAAGCAGGTTTGACATGGTGGATTCAGCCACGGACAAACGGGCTTCCATCAGGTCAATCATGCGCTCACGACCAGCGTTCTGGAGCATTTCCAGTCCACTGATAACAACCGGAACGGCTAGCTGCTTGATATTGTACTGTGCGGCACTGATAACATCCGCCACACCTACCGGAAGAATGTCATAGCCTGAGTACCATCCACCGTTGCCGTTTTCAGCAAAGGAAAGCTCCTGGAGAATGACAGTACCACCGCTGAAAGGCTTGATTCGGCCTCTGGTGGATAGTTTCATCAGGATTGCGTTGTTTTTGGTGACGTTATCGGCAACCTTGCGGCTACGCGATTCAATGGTCGTAGCGAGAATGTCGCTGTAATTTGCGTTTGGAAAGCTCATAATAGTTTCTCCTATGTGAGCCAGTTAATAGAATATGTGCATTCATTGGAATGGGGTAGAAACTACCTTTCCTTAACTGGCTACCTGTCGGAGACTGGGGGAGCCTTAAAGTTAGCCTATACTAGTTTTTTATACCTGTCCAGTCCTATCCCATGCCTCATTCAGTATTTTTGCAATATCGTCACTATCACCGGAATTGGACAGAATCGACCCTCCAGGACTTCCGTGGATGCTGGAAGCGGCCCTGCGGTTGTTCTGGACATGCTTCTGACCACTTCGAGTTTGCATGATCCGTGAAATCTCTGGATTCATCCGGCAAGCACGGTCATAGGCTTGGTCAAGAGTCATGGGGATATTGCGTCTACTCGCCATTTCTAGCAAGTCAGCCATATCATCCCGTACATCACTGGCAAACTCGTTTTTAGGGTCGTTGATAAATGCCTGTACCCCACTGACCACCTGTTCTTGTTGTTGCTGAACCGCCCATCGCTGCTGTTGTTCCTGCTGCTGAAGGAACTGTTCAATACGCATTTCACGCTCTGATAGTTGAGGAGCCTGTTCTCGTACCTGTTCTCCAGATAACAGACTATCAAGCATATTGATGTCCACACCAAACTGATGGATCAGATTGGCGGCTGCTTCTGCCCTTTGTTTCGGAGTACCCATTTGAAGGGTCATGGCGGTTTGGAGGGTTTCTGGAACAGCCTTCAAACCACCGTTCATCTGTAGATAGGGCAGGAAGGGTTGGAGTACCCTGTCCATCTGAGTGGCACGTTGGGCGTTTTCAGCGTGTTTCTGTAGCCCTACAGCATAATCTTTTTCCCGCTTGGAGGCCCACTCCTGTAAGGCTTTCGGGGTTTTCTTCCACTCCTCCCGTAAAGCAGGGCTTAATCCTGCGGGGACTTTATCTTCCTGCGGAGTGTCCTGCGGGGATGGGGTTCCCTCTTCTGCGACAATAGGTTCAGGCTCAGAGTCAGGTGTAGTATCAGCCTCTCCCTCTCCTCCTGCGTCAAGCTCTGGCTCTGATTCACTGGATTCTGCTGCATCCCAGGCTGCATTAAGGTCTGCTGATGGAGAATGGTCGTCATGCAAAACCTCTTCTTCGCTGCTTTCGATTACCGCTGCTTTCTTGCTCATGGTACATTCCTCGGCCTTATGGCTCTATTGATTACATTCTTTCGTAACGATCAATTATTTCGTTGATCGCTTGTTTTCTTTTGAAACTTTCTTCTTTGGCGACTTTGCCTTGGTAGAAGTCGGCTCGTTCCTGCGCTTTTCTCTGATAGTACGCTTCACTAAACTCGGCGGCGGGGACAACTCCGTGTTTTTCACAGTGTTCCCTGTACTGTTTCCGGTCTGAGATAATACTTTTATCAATGGGGCTAACAAACGCTTCGATGTCGCCTTGAATGAAGTGCCCCATTTCTTTAGGACGGACATAGCTTTCTCTCTCAATCAGTTGGTAGGGGGGTTCAGGGTTTTGTATCCATCTACTCATCTTCGTCCTCCATGCCCTCATTAGATTCTTCAGCCAACTCCTTGGCATTACGGGCAGACTGTTCCTGCTGGATAACGGCATACTGGTGTTCGGTAGCGGCTAGTTCCAGGGCGTTACTCTGTTCAACCTCTTTCTCGGCAATCGCCATCTGAGATTGGGCCTGCTCTACCTTCGTATCGGCGTTGAGTTTCGCCATAATCACTTTGAGGTCAGCCATTAACTCTTCCATCTGTTTCTGGCTGTCGGCACGGGCTTTTGCCTCAATAACGGCAATATCCGCCTGATTATCCACCTGAATCTTCTTCAATTCCTCTTGTGACTTCTGAGCAACAAGGGCTTGGTCAGCCTGTGCCTTGGCGTTGATCTTTTCGATGTCGCCCTTCCTCTGAGCTTCAGCTGCGGCCAGCGCAGGGTCAGGTTGCGGCTCTGCCTGTTTCGCCAGTGACGCATCAATCATCTTGTCAAAGATGCCCTCCATGTAATCTGCGCCTTTGAAGGCACTCAGGCCGAATTTCAGGATTTCCAGTACCAACGGTTTACTATCCGGCTCCATTTCAATGATCGGGGCGGCAGACTGGAGATATGTTGCTACAGCGGTCATGTAGTCAACCCGTTCCGACTTCAATTCCGCATAATCCAGTAAGGATATGGATTCCGGCTTGATCTTGACCCGCCATTTCACTTCCGGAGACTTCATCAACTCAATCGCTGGCTGAATAAGCTCCTGATCGGATTTTGTCAGGTACTGCGCGGCGGATTGCTTGAAAATTGACTCAGGGGCGTAGTGTTTTGAGATAACCTCGGCTTTAATTGCCTCCAGGTCACTGGCAAAACGGGCAAACTCGTCCTGGAAGGACTGAATCTTGATTGACCCGAACTTGGCCTTGAGTTTATTCGTACCATCGGAGGTATATTCGTCTGTTTTCCCTCCCGATACGATGTCAGAGAGTCCTGTGACCTCATAGAGCATATTTTTGGTGGCTTCCAGCTGGCTATTGAGCAACTGGAGGACACTGGCAATCGTTTCAACCGGAAACCAGTCAATAACGCCCTTCAAACCGCCCTTTTCGCCCAAAACTGCCCAATTCTCCACCGGAATCAATTTATTTTCAGTCCCTTCCTGCAACATCCGTCCTACAGAGTCCCCTGTAGAAGAGTCATAAACGCCCACAACCTTACAGGCTTGGGTGATGCTGGCGATTCTTGTGCCTAGAATATCGATTTCTGTATACAGGTCTTGGGCAAATGTATAGTCTGCCTTGGGCATCATCAGGCTTGTGGTGATATTCGCCATGAGAGGGCGGGGCATAGGCCAGAAATTGTTGAGTTTCAGTGGGTCATCAACAATATCCAGCGTCTTGTCGTAACCGCTTGACCACCAATAGACCTTTTTATCCCGCTTGTTCCAGATTTCCCATATTTGGGCAGTCTTTATGTTATTTTCTTGATCTCTGTCAGTATAACTGTCCTTTTCGCTCATTCCAGAGGGTGACTGGTCGGAATATTCCAGTTCTTCTGCGACTTCTTCACCAAAACGCTCAATACAGGCTTCCTTATCCAGATAGGATCGGAAAGCGCACCACGGCATTTCTGTCCACGTCCTACACCATCCCCACCGAAAATCCTGCCAGTGTACATAGTCAGCAGGGGCAGACTCTGAAACCAGTGTCTCCACCTCTTCCATGTCCATTGTTAGTGGATTGAGAGTTTCGTCCATCTTGGTCTGCATATCGTACC